TGTGCCATATGAATTGGAACACCGTCATTAATGATGCCGTTGCACTGTCCCAAAGCGTTCATAGCGTCTCTGTACGTGGCTGGAATGAGCCAATTCTGCGTAGAAAAGCAGTCCCTACTAAGACTACCCATCTGTCTCACCATAACCCATTTCCCGGCGACACAGATTGGTTGACTTCTACAGAAAACGACTTTCTCAAGGTGCTCGACAGGGTCTTCCACAACCATGTTGTAACCCCTGCGCAGGAACCATTTCCTGAGATTACCGTTTATCCGATCAAAGTCTTCCTTCTCACAGATTAGCACACAGTCGTCGCCATTGTTGGCTAACGAAGCGCGGACGCCAACTTCCTTCAAGAAGGCGTGAACCATTGCGCACATGAGGATTTTATTCCCCAAGCCTGTGTTGATGTCCCCACTCATTCGACATCCCTTGGTTCGGTAACGTACCAATTCTCCAGTTGGCATGAGAGCTGTCCCATGGTTCTCCAACTGCCAGTCCAATAATTTGTGTAGTGTTTCCTCATCAGGGAACACAGACTTATAAAAGCTGTGTTCAAATCGAAGTGCTTCTACACTGCAATGTTGGTCGAATCTACTGGCATCAAGCCCAATTCCAATAGGCTTTCGGTACTTACCCCATTTATAGGCGAAGGCTCGGCCTTGCGCTCTATTATCCATCCCACTGAGTACTGTCTTCTCCCCAAAGACTTCATCGATGGCATTCAGCATCCTCTTCTCATTGAGGCGAAGATACTGACCAATCGACAAATTGTACCGTTTGCTCCTGGGTTGGATTGTTCGTGGAACCGGCGATTTGTCCTCACAGTCTAATTTTTCAACTTTGATGAACGCTTGGACTTTGGAATCTCGCCACTGCACACTCTTCCTCAACAAGCTGTCAGCTGCTTTTTGGTATAACTTGCGCTTTTCCGCACTATAGCAGTTGACAACGTCTTGAACAGAACTCTTCAAGACAGGCCCATGCAAAAGCAATTTGCGCTTCCATTCCCGTTGAAAATATTCAATGGATTCGAAAGCTCTGGGCTTAGGTTGAGGGGGGGGCACGAACTCCCCCGCAGCGTTTTTGACACGGAATACACGCTGCTCTAGACTTACTATCATATTATGTAAAGAATATTTATGTACACAAACACGCCTGCCAGCTGCTAAAGCTGGTAGACCTACTACACGCTTATCCCTATACACTCTACTTGCCCTACGATCAGCTAACCTCACTTCCGGGATGCCAAGGATGGGGAATGGGGCATCTTCCACCGGATAGCTGACTGGGCCCTCTAAAAATCCTGCGGGGGGACAAACCCGGCAAAGTGCACCCTGTTTCTTACAATTGAAATGTAATCACGGGCGTTCCTTGCACTTGGGGCGTGAGTCAACATGATTGAATCTATTTCGCCCTGTCCCGGCCTGGCAGCGATGGCGGAAGCAGACCACACAAGCTTATGGGTGTCCTGGGAATTGATTTGCAATTCCTGACAGATTGACTGTGCGGTGTTCCTGTAGGCAACTTCGTCTATCTGACTAAAATTGCCGTCAGGAATGGAATGGCGGGTGCGGATGATTTTTGCAATTGCATTGCTAGCATCCCCCATTCTGCCTGCCCTCACGCGTTTCCGCTGCTGCCTGGCTTCTTTCTTGTCATACTTGGGAAAGAAAGCCATAGGATTCCGTTCAATCCTGCCTTTGGGTCCAACCGGCAGCTGTTCAAAACTACCGAACCCTGTATACACGTCGTCGTTGGGGTGTGGGATGTCCATGACTTTGTCGTAAGCCTCTGCCATCACTGGATCATCCGAACATTCCTGTCCACTGGTACCAACCTCGGGAGGAGCCTCCACTGGCTCAAATTCCTCTTCGGGCAGACCGTAGGTGTTCCCACCGGGTCCATACTGCCCTGAAGGAGACGCAGATGCTTCACCTTGCACGTCATCTTCTCCCCGAGACCTACCACTGGCCATAGGTCCGTCCTCTTCTTCGCCCTTTTTCTTTTTGGGCAACACATCCCGTTGGAAATATTCTTCCACCTCAAAGTCGAGTTCTAGGAGATCCTCGATGGGCTCTTCTAAAACGTCGGCTGTGATGCGAGAGTATACGTCCTCCATCTGCTCCGTGTAACTTGGAATATAAGGCATGAACGCATCTAGAGCCCACTCGTGTTTATTGAAGTTAATTCCGAAGAAGAAACATCGCCACGCGTCCCACACAGATTTGCCTGCATTGCAAATCGCTCTGAGTATGCGTTCTGGATTAAACTTACTCAACCATACTAATAAATTATCTATATTAAACGTGAAAATATCAATGATCGCCATGGAATTAACTGGAAGTAGGCACACAGCGATGAGTGATTTTAAACGAGAATGGAGGAGAGAGGTAAAGATAGTAACGTAAGCACTATTCGCCTGGTCAATAAACTTGTG